GCATTGCAATTTGACCTTGAATATGACAACATGATGATGGCAGCCATGCGTGGCCGTGCGGGACAGATTCTTGGTGGTGGATTCTCTGGTGGTAAAGCACAACTTGGTGTTAAAACATCAAAAGCAGTCAAAGCAATGGGATGCTCTAATATCAAACAAATCATTGAATCCGATAAACTAGTTATTCAAGATTATGACCTAATTAATGAATGGTCAACATTCATTGCAAAAGGTAGTTCATATGAAGCAGAAGAAGGACATACAGATGACTTGGCCATGTGTTGTGTACTTTTTGGTTGGGCAGTACAACAGACATATTTCAAAGAATTAACAAATGATGATATTCGTGCCAGATTGTTTTTAGAACAACAAGATCAAATGGAACAAGACATGTCACCATTTGGATTTATCATTGATGGTTTGACTGATTATTATAATGAAATAATTATTGATGAATATGGAACAAAATGGAATCCTATTGTAAGAAGTTATGATACTGATTGGTGAAATTCCTATTTTTATAAATAATAGTATTGAAAACAAATTATATGATTTTCAACATTTTTAGGAGAAATAAAAATGGCATTTCAAGTAAGTCCTGGTGTTCTTGTAAAAGAAATTGACTTGACAAATGTCGTTCCTGCTACCGCAACTTCAATTGGTGCAATCGTTGGTGCTTTTGAAAAAGGACCAATGAATGAAATTTTAACCATTGAATCTGAAAAGCAATTGGTAGAAGTATTTGGTAAACCAAACAATTCAAACTTTGAAACATGGTTTACAGCTGCAAACTTCTTGCAATACGGAAACAATTTGAAAGTTGTAAGAGCAGAAACTGGCGCAAGAACAGCGATTGCTAATGGCGGGACAACTTTGTTCACAGGTCCTGGCACGGATTCTGCTGGTCCTTATACAATGTCTCAAAGTGTTACTGATACTGGTCTTATCCAAGTTACTGTTGACAATGTAGAAACCACAGATTTCACAGTAGTTGGTAATGACATAACATTTGGTTTTTCAGTAGCAGCTAGTTCTACTATTTTAATTAAATTGGGAATTAGAATTACTAATTCCGATTATTACGATAGTAACTATGCAGATGGAAGCGGTTCTGTAGGTTCATGGGCATCAAAATATCCTGGAGATTGGGGCAACTCAATCGGTGTTTCAATTTGCTCATCTGCGGATGCATATGAGAAAGAAAATGTAACAACCGTAGCATCAGAAGCAACAGCTGCTGGAATTCTTGATGCTTCAAGTGTTGTTGCTGTAACCGATGGAACAGTATTCCAAGAAGGTGATATTGTAAATTTCGGCGAAACATCAGGTCAACAATATGAAGTTGTATCTATTGCAGTAAACAATTTGACAGTTCGTCAATTGGATAATCCAAATGGTGGCGGATTGAAATCTACTATTGCTGCAGCAACAGCTGTAAGAAGAAGATGGAGATTCTATGATCTATTCAATGCGGCTCCTGGAACTTCTTCATGGGCAAAGGGTGTAGGATTAACAGCAGCAAATGATGAAATGCATATTGTTGTATATGACACTCAAGGAAAAATTACTGGTTATTCAATTGATGTTCCTGGAAATAGAGGTAATTCTATTATTGAATCTTTTGCTTTCTTGTCAAAACATTCAGGAGCAAAGACAGCGCAAGGTGGAAACAACTTCTATTCTGATGTAATGAACAGAACATCAGAATATGTATGGTGGATGGATCATCCAACTAGCGGTACTGATTGGGGTTCAAATTTGACTGCTGCAGGATCAAATACTCAATTTGATGGTCCTGTTTTGCCTGTTGTAGATACACTATCAATTGGCTCTGACGATTTTGCACCTAGTATTGCTGATATTAAAGATGGTTACGATCTTCTTTCTGATGCAGAAACTGTTGATGTAAACTTGGTAATGGGTGGTCAAACTCCAGCAGGAGACGAAAATTCTCTTGTTCATGCTATAAATATGATTGATTTTGCAGAAGGCAGAAAAGATTGTGTGGCATTTATTTCACCACCAAGAGCGGATGTTGTTGGTGTTCCATCATCTATTGATCAAACCAATAATGTTTTGGAATATTACAATCAACTTCCAAGTTCATCATATGCTGTATTTGATTCTGGTTACAAATACATGTATGATAAGTACAATGATGTATTTAGATTTGTACCATTAAATGGTGATATTGCAGGTCTTTGTGCCAATACTGACAATGTTGCTGACACTTGGTATTCTCCAGGTGGATTCAATCGTGGTCAAATTAGAGGTGCAGTAAAACTTGCATACAATCCATCAAAAACACAAAGAGACCAACTTTATCCTGCAAGAATCAACCCAGTTGTTGCATTTCCAGGAGAAGGTACTGTTTTGTTTGGTGACAAAACTGCTCTTTCAAAACCAAGTGCATTTGACAGAATCAATGTACGAAGATTGTTCTTGGTATTGGAAAAATCAATTGCTCGGGCAGCAAAATTCCAATTGTTTGAATTCAACGATGAATTCACCAGAGCACAATTCAAGAGTTTGGTAGAACCTTTCTTGCGTGAAGTTCAAGGAAGAAGAGGTATTACCGATTTTGCTGTAGTGTGTGATGGAACAAACAATTCAGCTGAAGTAATTGATAGAAATGAATTTGTTGCTGACATCTTTATTAAACCAGCAAGGTCTATTAACTTTATCACACTTAGTTTCATTGCGGTGAGAACTGGTGTGTCATTTAGCGAAGTAGGAGGTTGATAAATGGCAGCAAGAACTATTTCTGAATTTGCAGGTAAACTTGTAGGTGGTGGTGCTCGTGCCAATCAGTTTGAAGTTACATTGAATTTTCCTTCAGCTGTAGGTACCGGAGTTGCTGATGCATCTTTTTTCGTAAAGTCTGCATCTCTTCCAGGACAAGCAATTGATGAAATTGCGGTTGAATTCCGTGGAAGAACACTTTACGTTCCAGGTGATAGAACATTTGAACAATGGACTACCACGGTTATTAATGATGAAACATTCATGATCCGAAATGCAATGGAACAGTGGATGAACAAAATTAATAACATTAGATCAAATATTGCTACTCCAAACATGACAAATTATGTTGCCGACCTTATTGTTACTCAATATGGTAAAGCTGGCGCACAATTGAAACAACACAAACTACTTGGTTGTTGGCCTGTTTCAATAAGCGCTATTGAACTAAGTTGGGATACCAGAAGTGAAATTGAAACATTTGATGTTACTTGGAGATACACTGACTTCCAAGGAACTGGTGGCGGAAAAGCAACTCCAGGTGATGGATCTACTGCGGTAGATGATGCAGTTGGTGCCGCATCAACTGCAACATAATAAATAATTCTACAACTTTAGTAGAATGAGATAAATTATGGCACAAATATTTGGTTTCAAAATCACCAGAGCATCAGAAGTAGAGAAGAATCAACCGACTTTTCCTACTTCTGATGATGGTGCATACGATATTGCTGGAGGTGGGTTCTTCTCAGAATATCTTGACATGGAAGGTCGAGATAGAGGAGAACTTGATCTCCTGCGACGTTATCGTGATATTGCAATGCACCCAGAGTGTGATTCTGCAATTGAAGATATTGTAAATGAAGCAATCGTATCTGATGAGAGGGATCAATCTGTATCCGTCTCATTGGATAGATTGGAATATTCTGAAAAGATTAAAAAGAAAATAAGAGAAGAATTTAATAACATTCTTTCTCTTTTAGATTTTAATGCCAAAGGGCATGATATTTTTAGAAGATGGTATGTTGATGGAAGAATATACTATCACAAGATTATTGATTCCAATAATCCAAAAAATGGAATCACAGAATTAAGATATATTGATCCTCGCAAGATTAAGAAAATGCGAGAGATTCAAAAAGGCAAAGATAGTAATGGTGCTGATGTAATTTTAGGAATTAATGAATATTACATCTATAATGAAAAGGGAATAGAACATGCATCAGGAACAGCATCTGGATTAAAACTTACCAGTGATTCTGTTTCATATTGTCCTTCTGGTTTGATTGATGCTCAAAAAGGATTGATTCTTTCACATTTACATAAAGCAATCAAACCTGTCAATCAGCTAAGAATGATTGAAGACGCATTGGTTATCTATCGTATTTCTCGTGCACCAGAAAGAAGAATCTTTTACATTGATGTTGGTAACTTGCCAAAAGCAAAAGCAGAGCAGTACCTCAAAGATGTAATGAATCGGTATCGTAACA